GCCAGCATACGCTCAATATTTTAGTCGTAAAAAAGATGATGGCAGGGCAGATGCAGCACTAATTGCCTATTATGCCGTTTCGCATGGGGTAAGTGTTGATTGATATGACAGACAAACCTACAGAGAAAAAGACAGCAAAGAACGGATTTCAGCTACATGGGCTGTCCAGAGTTTCTGTCAGTAATGTAAACAAGTTCCGCGAAGCCCCTGATGCGTGGGCTTGTCACTACTTAGGAGGCGCTAAGTTTAGCGTAGGCTGGGCTGCCATCCAGGGCTTTGCGGTTGAAGCTGGTGTTGAGTACGGTGTGTTCAACGGTGTCGAGACAAAAGAGTGTGTCGAGCGCACGATTGACCAGCTCAAAACTCGCGGCACATTGCTGAAAAACTACCCCGAAGAGATTGAGAAGCGTTTGCCGATTGTCACCAGGATGGTTGAGAACGCTCTCGAACAGTTGATGCCGCTAGGCAGACCCGAACAGCCAGCAGCTGGCGACAGGCAGCATAGTGTCGGCATTGATATTCGGTTTGCTGATGGTGACAACGGCAAGATTCCACTGATTGGTTATCTGGATTTTTGGTATCCGCAGCACAACCTGGTGGTTGACCTCAAGACAACATCGAAAGCGCCAAGCAAGTGGTCGCTGTCGCACGGCATACAGGCCGCTGTTTATCAGCGAGCCGTGCAGTCGATGACAGGTGAAAAGCCAAGCGTGAAATTTTTGTACTGCCTGACCAGGCAGAAAGACCCGTGGCTTTGGTTGGAGATGGAAGACCCTGATTACTACCTCGCCAGCTTTAAGCGCACAGTAAAACAAATGGAGGCACTATTACGACTATCGAGCGATAGCAGAGACATCATACAGGCGCTGCCGCACAATCCCGACAGCTTCTATTGGTTTGGCGATGAAGAAATCTCGGCACAATTCTACGGCTAGAGATGCTTTATTTGAAGGTCCAGCGCAAGAATACGGCCTGGATAACTACCAAATGATGTGGTGGCGCGTCCTGTATCTCGCAGTATCGGATGCCGAGAATCTGAAAAACTCGAATGTCACAAAGCGGAACCAGGCCAAGGATGCAATCCGATGGCTGCTCCGCGACCAAAAAGATTTTGAAGAAGTCTGCCTCAACGCTGGTGTTGAGCCGGATTGGTTCAGAAGCCGTGCAGAAAAATACCTTTTCTCACGGTACTCCGCCGAACTCCTCGGCACGGTGTTCGCCCCACGCCGTAGAAAAACGGGGCGCTAAACCACGGTTACTTTAAGGAGATTGATATGCCGTTAAACTTTGTAAACTCTGGGGGCGGTAGCCCTTTCATCCGTTTTTCAGTGGAGGATAATGAATGGGTGCGTTCAACACCCGAAGGCGACCTGACGCCTATTGATATGCTTTCAACGCCTGTCGTCATCGACATCGAGAACATCCAGCAAGGTTGGTTAGCTTTGCAAGGTGGGCGCGATTGGGTCGAGTGGCCAGGCAACGATGTAATGAAATGCCCAAAGCCGTCTGACGCACACAGGCAGGGTATCTCAGTGCAGTTTTACTCGACAAAGCTGTTCGGCGATGAGTCCGTGCGCGAGCTTTGTTCGTCACAAGTCGGCATCCTGGAGTTTATTAAAAAGCTCTACAACGATGCTGAAAGTGAGTTTGGTAAAGGTAAAGTGCCAGCTGTTAAAATCGGTGACGCGACAAAAATCAAAATCGGTAAGGGCAACAGCCGCATCCCGACCTTTGAGATTGTCAAATGGGTTGACCGTCCTGACGAGCTGGATGCTGGAGCTTCCGTTCCCTCCCCAGCAGCAGAAACTGTACCATCTGCTGCTGCCTCTGATGATGATGTCGATTTCGGCGAAATATAGGAGGCAACTAAGGGGCGGTGTAACGCCGCCCCTCTTTTTTTCGGGTGGTGTAAATGGAATTAAAAACAAAAACAGATTGGGCAAAGTTCTGGGCTAACAAAGGCTTCAGCGTAATACCCGTTCATTATATTAAAGATGGCAAGTGCAGCTGCAACTTAGGTGCAGACTGCCCTAGTCCTGGCAAGCACCCAGCGCCAAGCCGCTGGAAGTCGTACCAGGAAAAGAAAGCCGACATTCATACATTAGAGATGTGGTTCGATGGCCGCTTCAAGGATTACAACCTGGGCGTTGTGACGGGCAAGATTAGCGGAAACGTATTTGTTGTTGATGTTGACATCGGGCCAGGCAAACCAGGGCCGGATACCCTGGACGACTTGCAGATGGCAAACGAAGACTTGCCACAGACGATGGAACAAATCACGGGCAGCGGTGGCAAGCATTACTTTTACCGCGCAGCTGAAGACGAAGACATACTGACAGGCAAGAACACCCTGGGAGATGGGATTGATACCAGGGGCGAAGGTGGTTTTGTAGTTGTTGCGCCGTCCACACACAAATCGGGCAACGATTATGTGGTGAACGCTTACGACATCGAGGACACGCCGGACTGGTTACGCGATATGTCATTGACCAGTGCGCCGAGAATCAACGCGGAGTCGAGCGCCATACAAGGTGCAACGACAGACCGCTGGGGCGACATGGTTGATGGCCGTGAAGGGTATATGGTTCAGCTGCTGCTGGGAACGATACGCACGTTTTGGGCGCAGAAGGGCGAGTTACCGACAGTTGATGAGCTGGTCGAGGAAGCCTGGCCAACATTTGAGGCCAAAGCCAAGGCCAGGGGCAGCGATTTAGCGTCAGACGGGCGCGGCATCGAGCTGTTCCGCTACAAGGCTAACTATCAGCTGAAGCGAGCAAGGAACAACGAGCTGCGGATTCTGCACAATGTAGAACCAGGCTCAGAGAAACCGCCGGAGAGGATGCTGTCAGCTCCGCAGACTCTCCAGGCGGTTGGGGGGAGCGTTGAACCACCCGAACGGCGCTCCCTCCGCATATCTGATTGGGGCATGAGCCGCTATGCTGGTGAAGCGCCGGAGCAAGAATGGTTGATTGAGAACATTCTGCCGCGCCGTGTCCCTGGATTGATTGCTGCTGTTGGCGGTCTGGGCAAGTCGTTTATCTTGCTTGACCTGGCTATGAAGGTAGCTGGAGGCGACCAGGGTATGCACCAGGAGACAGCTCTTGGTGGCAAAGTGATACATAATGGCAAGGTAGTGTTTATGGGGGCTGAAGACTCAGCCAACAGTATGCACAGACGTATATCCAATATCAGTGGGCCGAATCTACGCGAGCGAGCATCGGGGAATCTGTTTGTGGTTCCGATGCCTGATGCTGGTGGGCCGATGCCGTTTATCCAGAATGTGATGGGTCAGTACAGCGTGACGCCGGAGTTTGCGGATGTACGGCAGCAGCTCCAGGATTTAGGTGACATTGCTCTTGTAATCATTGACCCGCTACAGGCGTTTGCGGCTGCTGACATAAACACTGACCCAGCAGCGGCACAGTTCTGGTGGTCTTTGATGTCCGAGCTTTGTGTGGCTGCTGGGGCGAATGTCCTGATTGCTCACCACATGAGGAAGGAAGGCACGTTCAGCATCAAGAAGTCAGTACAGGCCAGGGAAGCCATTAGAGGCACAACAGCGCTCGTTGATGGAGCCAGGTGGGTGTATGGACTCTGGCAGATGCCGGAGTCTGATGAGATTGTGGTGGCTCAGAAGATGGGGTTCGAGGCTGGCATTGGTAATTGCGTCATGGGCGGTATCGTCAAGGTGAATGACGCAGCGGATAATAGCCCCAGGGCGTTTATCCGCGATGAGTCTGGGCTGTTGATAGACCGCACGATGGAGGTTGACGGCATCCTGGAGGCGTCAGCCAAGCTCGATAAGCAGCAGACGCAAGCCATATTCACGGAGATAAACAGGCGCTGGGGTACAGATGAGCCATTTGCGATGGCTACAAACACGCAGCGCAGCCTCCAGGCTTGGTTAGTCACTGAATACGGGATGCCGAAACGCGCAGCGCGTGGGTACATCATGGCCTGGGCAGACCAGAAGTTCATCGAGAACACAGTCCACGACAGCAAATCCAAGACAAAAGGAATCCGCGTTATCAGAACGCCGGACGAACCAGCATGGGGGCAGCGACATGAGTAAAGAAAAGAAGTTTTGGGCGGCGGCGGCCAAGCAAGTAGACAGGCCGCTCGATGAGTTTATTTCGGAAATGCGGAAATACACATACTTACTGCCAAATGTCATCTTTGAAAAAAGCAAAGACGGCGAAACCCTCTACGAATTTACAATGAAACACGCCTGGAAAGCCTGGCGTGATGGTTCTGACTTTGGAGCATGGAGGCCGCATCGTGATTGATGAGGGTGACGGCACACTGCAAAAGCGGTTCGACAATGGACTCTGCCCGTTTTGCCAGTGCCAGTGGCAGCCAGACGAAGACAGCAGATGCACAATCTGCAATCGGGCATGGGTAGACCACAAGCCTGATAAGCAAAAAGACAACTCAGGAGATTAGAATGATGATGAGCAGAAAATTAGTTGAGCTGGCCGACCAGGCCGACATAGAGCTGGACATGGGATACTTTCCCTGGAAGCCGATAAACGTGCAGTTGATACCCATGGTAAGCGAAGGCGCTGTATATGCGTTCAAACACAAAATGTTTTCGTATCAACGCCTGGGACGCACCTGGAACAAGGTTTATGGGATTACATTTGGCAAACGATTCATAGCAGCGCATTTCCGCAAAACGGTATGGCTTATCAATATACCTGGCATCCACATCAATCCAGGACAGCTAAAATATTTCATTAAAGGGCAGCCGACACAATTCGGCTACTCGCATAAAGAAATCAAGCAAATCCTAACAGCGCAAGTTACTTCCGCAAGCGGAAGTAAGGCGGGGCAATAGCCTAAAAGGGCGGAAGTAGGCGGGGTGAACACCTTAAAACGGCGGAAGTAAATGGTCATCAGCTACATATTTAGCGGAAGTAGGGCGGAAGTGGGCGGAAGTAGGGCGGAAGTAGTACCCCGTACCCCTTACGCACTACTTCCGCTACGGCGGATAGTAGGCGTGGCCAGGGGAACGGTACAACGATGGTGAGGTGGTACGATGGCAAGTGGTAGGTACAGCAAGACACGGGCAAAGCCCAAAAAGAAAGATGAGGATACATGGTATCCCCCAGCAATGTGGAGCGATAGTCGCTACAAGATTATCCGTGCAGCGATAGATAGCTTGGATGAGGTGGCAAGGAAACTCGAACAACGATGGGGCATTGGTAAGTTGGAGCGAATAGCACCCCCTGCCCTCTCCGTTAAGTTCGAGCAAGCCAGGCAAAACTTTAACGATGCCTGTCACGGCGATGACCACAATTACCTGGTTCAGAAAGCCGATAACTTAATAACTGGATGGAAAGCCCTGGAACGGTACGCCGAGAAAAATGGGCATCAGCCATCCGATGAACGAATTTGGTACGCAATAGCACCTGATGACGCTGGCGGAAAACCGTTTGCAATTATCCAGGATGGCAGCGTGGCCAAATTGGTAGACCCAGAATCCGTGACGCGAACATACACACTCGATGAAGTGTGCCGCTTCATTAAGTTCTGGGAAGAAAAAAACAGTCTCGCAAATGCAGTCAAGGATACGTTCCACGGCAGCGAGATAACCGCAATCAAGAAGAGAGGTAAAAAAGATGACAAAAAAGAAGAAGCGTTCTTTGATGACGAAATCCCGTTTTAAGAGTTTGGATTCTGCAAGTTTGGACTCCGCGAAAAGTACAAGTTTGGATTCTTCCCCTGTGCGCGTAAAAATGCTGGCGGATGTTCAGAATTTGGTCAGCCAAGAACGTAATCGGGAATATGGCGAGCCAGGCGAAAACCTGGGGCGGACAGCTGCCATCATGGCCGCTTACCTGGGCGACCGTCCAGGCGGTGATTTTAGGGCTGATGATGTTGCGGCTTTTGGCATCATATTGAAGCTGGGCAGACTCGCGCAGAATCCGCACAAGCTGGACAGCTGGCGAGATGTCGCTGGATATGCTTCGATTGGTTATGAGATAATTGAAAAGCAGCAGCCAAAGAAACGCGGCAGACCGCCAAAAAAATAGCGCTCGCCAGACCTAGAGGCGAGCGCTCCAGCAGCCGCCAGGCTGCTGGGTTACTGTTTCGGCTGTTCGTAGTGTACGCCAGGCAGCCCGTGCATTTGCTCGAACTGCTCCGGCGTTGTTCTCAGCGATTCATTACCAAACGGAACGTGATTCAAAATAAACGTGACGCACTTGGCGCAGACTCCGAAACCCTTGTCTTGGTTCCACCACTGTTCCCAGGCTCCGGCCTCACCGCCGCAGCATGAGCAAAGTTTATACCGTCTTTTTGACATTACTCTAACCCCATTGCGTAGCCTATGAGCAGCAGCGCATAGCATAGGCCGAATATAGACATGAGGCCGACTATCTCCGCCAGAAATGTCCAGGGATGCTTGACGTAGTACCGCAGCGCCTCGCGTAGCTCTTCGCTCATTGCTCAAGCTCCTGGCCAGTAAAATGTATTTGCATACCAGCTCACGGCTTTGCGCTCGATGTCGTTCAGCAGCCGGAACTCCAGCCAGGGCGTTCCCCAGTCCTGATATTGCAATTCCGCGTCTGTTGCGTATCCGTGTTGGGCAAAATTACCGACCAGGCGAACAGCAGGGCCGCCCCCGCATAAATCAATGCGCCAGTGTTCGGCTTCTAGCGGGTTGCTGGGGGCTGTCCAGCCTGATTGCACTGCTATACCACCAGCGGCGAAACAATCGGCTTCCTCGCGTATTCTGTCGCGCTCCTGTTCGTTGTTCTCGCGCTCGGCTGCGTTCCATTGATGATAAAGCTGCATAATGTGCAGCAGCTGGTAGCCAGCTTGACGCCAAGCGCCTCCGGCTCGGTGGTTGTCTTCGGCGGCTTGGTGCATCTCCGCGCGGATTTTGCTGTTTTGTTTCATCTTCTCAACTCCTCAATGGTTGGCTGCCATCGTCAGACCCTGGGAACCGCCCCAGGATGACACCAGACCGCGCTCGGCTGCCTGGTGTTTCGGCTATTGTTGGTCGTGTTTTCCTACAGTCTCAATAAAATAAGACTCGGCAAGGTTGGGATGCCCAGGCTTGAACAGATACCAGCGCTGAATGAGCTTCCCGCTTTGGTTCCGCAGCTTGACTACATCGGCAAACCATCCTTGTTCCCTTTTGCCTTTAATTAGTCTGGCAAGCTCTCGCCGTGCTTTGTGAATGTCTCCGCTGGTGAATATTTCCCAGGCTTCGCCATCCATTGGCCATTCACGGTATCTGATAACGTGCGTCATTTTGCTGCCCCTTTCGCTAGGATGTTGAGCGCTTCGCGTATCGGCTCGGCGTCATGGTCGGGCAAGCTCTGCCCTAAAATAACGCCTTCACAAGTTGCGGTGATTAGCTGCATTGCATCCGCCCAGGTCATCCCCTGGGCTGGGCTGTCAGCTGCCAGCTCGGCATCTGTCCAGGTTTGGATGGCTCTAGCCATCTGCTGCGGGTCTACCATAGCGCACCCTGCCTTTCTGTTTCGGTTGGTTTGGTTTCACGTTCTGCCCCAGGGATAACCAGCTGGACGCCTTCCGGCGTCAGCTCTTCTTGTGGCTCTCCATATATGCGGCACTCGATGCAAGCCTGGTCGCCGCCAAGCTCAACAATAAATTCGCACTCTTCGCAGCCGTTTACTGGTTCCATTGTTCACCCTCCAGCGTTGCAAGTGTTGGATAGTCGCACCCGTCCAGCTCAGTCAGCGCCAGATTGATGCGGTTCAGATAGATGCGGATTGCTTCGAGCTGCTCCAGCTGCTGGGCGGTGAATCTCTCACGCGCCACAATTAGCGCCAGGCGGTTAGCTGCAAGCCTGGCCGTGTTGGCGGCGTATTCGTCCGCCTGGCCATCATGGTTTGCGACTAGCTGCGCGACCTGGGCAACAGTGATGCCGAATTTGCGCTGCTCGATGTGCTGCTGCTCTTCACCAGTCATAGTTTTCCCTCCGTGCAATAGTGTCTGCAATGCTGCTGGCTAACATTGCCAACATTCCGGCAATGATGACGCCGAGAAAGGCAATCATCAGCCAGCCATAAGAGTCCACAAGCCAGCCCTGGATATTCAGCACCAGGGAAATAAGCATCGCCAGGAAAGAACCCGCGCCAAGCAGCCAGGCAGCTCCGGCGGTTATCCAATAAAGTTGTTTCATCCTTATGCCCTCCAGCTGCGGTAGTTGTTCAGACCAGGGTTTTGGTCGGCGTATTGTGCGACCGCTTCCATCAAGCCAGGCATTTGCTGCCACATTGTTTTGAGATGCCAGGAATCCATCGCGCCCATTGATGCGTGTAATTTGTCCATTGCATCGCCCAGGCTGCTGGCGCGTGTGCTGGCCATGCCGAGGCTTTTCACCAGGTGGTTTTCGTATGCGTTCATTTGTTCAGCTCCTATATTGTTGGGCGTTGCGACCATCGCTGCCCTACAATCATACTGCCTAACCTTCCGCATATCGTCAAGCGCTTTGTCCTGGTATGCTTTTACCTGGTCAATACATAAGGGTTTTCAGTACATGACACTCACCAGGCAGCGCACCATTTCAGAGCAGCAACAAGATTTTGTTGATTACATGGTAAAGCAGAACAAAAGCGCCACAGAGTCGGCACGCCTGGCTGGCTATGCTCACCCGAAACAATCGGCCTATGTGTTGACCAGGAACCCTGTAGTAATGGCAGCTATGCGGCTGGCTAGACAAACGACCTACCAGGGCGAGCTTGCCAACCTGGCAGCAGATACGCTGCGGAACGTAATGATTGATGACGATGCGCCAGCTGCGGCCAAAGTGTCAGCAGCCAGGACGGCGCTTGAACTAGCGGGCGACCTGGGCGCGGCAGCAGCCGACCAGGCAAACGGCAAAAGCCTGGCAGAGATGACGCCGGACGAGCTGGGCAGCCTGATTGACCGCTGGGAAGATGAGCGCAGCAGCCTGGCAACGGACATAACGCCAGGCAAAACAGCGCAAGAAGAAGAAAAAGCGCAATGATTACAAGCAACCGAGTAGTCGCCGGACGACTATTTGCCTGGGCAGCAGCGGCGCGGCGGCGCGACAAGACAACAGCACACGCGATGCCCGACCCGCCCCCTGGGGTGGTCTGCCGACCAGTGGCCTATGTATTAACCCAAGCGATACAAATTTTTCGCAAAACTGAATCTCGCCACTTTGTTGATAGAAGCGACAAACAAGTATATAATCAAATCAACGCGAGGACTGTTTATGGCTAAAAGTGTCTCACTATCGGTTGGCCGTGGCGAGAAGATGCCGACATCTCGCGGGGCCGGATTAACTGCCAAGGGCCGCAGCAAGTACAACCGTGCCACGGGGTCGAAGTTGAAAGCCCCTGTCACGGAGAAAAGCCCGAAGGGCAAACGGGCGAAGAGGAAGAAGTCGTTTTGCGCGAGAATGTCAGGGGTCAAAGGCCCAACGAGCAAAAACGGCAAGCTAACCAGGAAAGGCGCTGCGCTTAAACGCTGGCGATGTAATTTGGGATGAGCTTATACGAGAACATTAACAAGCGTAAGAAGGCTGGCACTAGCCGTCCGAAAAGCAAATCAACGATTAGCGATAAGAGTTACGCGAACATGAAGGCTGGTTTCCCC